TATAAGACATCTAGTGGTAAATGGTTTACAGACGATGAAGGCTCAGTTTTAAATATACCGTCTGATCGTGGAGATCTTACAAAAATTGCAGAGTTAAAAAAGGCTGCAATTCACTACGGAGATGATGGACTTGGCAAGGCTGTGTTTGTTCCAGGGTTAACTCAGGTTAGTGAAGAAGAGTATTCAGAACAAAAAGCAAGATTAAAAGAAGGTTTAATTCCTTCAATGAATGATTTAGGTGCTTGGCATGCAGCACAACAAACATTAGAAAAGCATGGAAGAGGGGCTATGGATGAGTGACGAAGAATATATCCGTGCAAGTATTAATACACAGGAAAGAGAAGATAATGCTTTTAAATCACACGATCCATTTAATAAAAGTTGGGACGTTTTAAAAGATTACGTTGGACTTGATCAAAACTTTCGTCGCAGAACAACTCGCAACTTAACAAAATATGCTGCTCCTGAATTTAATGAAAGATATTTAGATGCAGCAAACGCAACCCCATCTGGAACAAATGCGGGATCAAAACAAATCAATCCTGGCACGGTATATAGAAATGGCTATGGACTATTTGACGTAATTACCCCTCCATATAACATGTATGAATTAGCAAACTTTTATGACACATCATTTGCTAACCATGCTGCTATTGATGCTAAGGTAGAAAACGTTGTAGGTCTTGGATATCGTTTTGATATTTCAGATAGAACGTTATTAAGGTTTGAAATGAACGATGACGCAGAAGCGGTAGAACGTGCTCGCAATCGTATTGAAAGAGCCAAGATTCAACTACGTGACTGGCTAGAAAATTTAAATGATGATGATAGTTTTACAAAAACAATGGAAAAAGTCTATACAGATCTTCAAGCAACAGGTAATGGATTTATTGAAGTTGGTAGAACAACTGCTGGAGAGATTGGCTACCTTGGTCACATTCCTGCAACTACTGTTCGTATACGACGCTTACGTGATGGATTTGTGCAGATTATTGGTCAAAAGGTGGTTTACTTTAGAAACTTTGGAGCAAAGAATGCAAATCCTTTAGGTACAGATCCACGACCTAACGAGATTATTCATCTTAAAGAGTATTCACCCTTAAACACATTTTATGGTATTCCAGACATCATTTCAGCAATGCCATCTCTTATCGGAGATCAACTTGCTTCTCAATATAATATTGACTACTTTGAAAACAAGGCTGTTCCAAGATATGTTGTAACTTTAAAAGGTGCAAAACTATCAGGAGACGCTGAAGATAAGATGTTTAGATTTTTACAAACTGGTCTTAAGGCTCAGTCACACAGAACCCTTTATATACCGCTTCCTGGAGATACAGAGGGCAATAAGGTTGAGTTTAAGATGGAGCCAATTGAAAACGGTATACAAGATGGCTCATTTAAAGAGTATCGTAAACAAAATCGTGATGACATTCTAATTGCCCATCAAGTTCCTATTTCAAAACTGGGTGGTGCAGACTCTGCAGGTATAGCAGCAGCACTTTCTCAAGATCGCACATTTAAAGAGCAAGTATCTCGTCCAGCACAAAGACACCTAGAGAAAATCATAAACAAGGTTGTTAGAGAAAAAACAGATATTCTTGAACTTAAATTTAATGAGTTAACATTAACTGACGAAATTGCACAATCTCAGATTCTTGAAAGATATGTAAAGACTCAGGTTATGACTCCAAATGAGGCTCGTGAAAAGTTAGACTTGCCATTAAGAGCAGATGGAGATGAGCCATTTGTAATGTCACCAAGACAAGCAACTGATGCTAGAGCAAATTTAGCAGGGAATCGTGAAAGAGATTCAGAAAGAACAAATAACAATTCTGATTCACCAACTACAATATCTGGACGTAATGCACAAGGTGAGGGTAGATCGTCTCAATAGTTGAGAAAAGTATAGAAACCAGTGCTATAATTATAACGTTATGTTAACAAACAAGGCTCATTGGGAAACTAAAGGCAACAATGTTCGCCTTTCAATGCCCATCGGAAAAGTAGACGTTGAACGCCGTATGGTGTCTGGCTTTGCTACGCTTGATAACGTTGACCGTCAAGGCGACATCGTCACAACAGAATCTAGTGTAGAGGCTTTTAAGAATTTCCGTGGCAATCTTCGTGAAATGCATCAACCAAGTGCTGTAGGAAAAATTGTTTCTTTTAAAGAAGACAAATATTTTGATCCTAGCGATAAAAAGTTTTATAGCGGAGTTTATGTATCTGCTTATGTTTCTAAAGGCGCACAAGATGCTTGGGAAAAAGTTTTAGACGGAACATATACTGGTTTTTCAATTGGTGGAAATATAAAAACTTGGGATGATGCTTATGATGAAAAGATTGATAAAACAATCCGTGTAATTAAAACTTATGAGTTGCACGAACTTTCTCTTGTAGATAATCCAGCAAATCAGTTTGCAAACATACTTTCTATTGAAAAAGTAAATGGCCAAAATGTTGTTGAAGGTTACTTGTCAAAGACAGAAATTGAAAACGTATTCTGGGATTCAGAAAACGGTATTGTTATGGTCTCAGACTCTGATTCAGTAACAAGTCCAGTAACTGGAAACAAAATGCAAAATATTGGTTTTATAGAAAAAAATGATAAAGATAACGCAGAAATGATAAAATTCTTAGTTGATAGTGCTAAAGGCATTAATACAATTAAGATTACTAAGGAGGTAAATCCAATGACAGAATCAACAGAAGCAGTTGTAGAAACTGTAGTTGAAAATGCAGAGGTTGCTCCAGAGGCACAGCCAGCAGAGGTAAATGCAGAAGCAGCAGTTGTTGCAGAAGCAGAAAAAGTTGTTGCAGAAGCAACAGAAACCCCCGCAGTCGCTGAAGAAGCACCAGCAGTTGAAGAACTTGCTGTTGCTAAATCAGATGATGCTAGTGCAGATTCTTCTGTTGCAAAAGCAGCAGTTGAAGTAGAGAATGCAGTGGAAAAATCTATTGCAGATGTTAAAGAAGAAGTTGCCAAGGCAGTTTCAGAAATTAATACTTCTCTTACTAATGCCTTTGGCGATCTTGCTGCAACTATCAAATCTCTTAACGAGAAGGTAACAGCAGTAACAAAGTCTCTTGATGCAGTAACATCAGATGTTAACGGTATTAAGAGCAACTTTAACGAGTTTGGCAAGCGAGTAGATCTTGTAGAGCAAGATACCGCTTTCCGCAAGTCTGGCGATCTAGGCGAGATCGTACAGGAATCACCACAAGTGATTCACAAATCCCTATGGGGCGGTCGTTTCCTCACAAATGCCGACCTATTTAACTAAGGTAAAAATCACTAGGAGGTGAAAAATAATGTCGGAACAAAACACAAATCTAGAAAAAAACTATCCAAGTTCTAGTGCACCAGCGAGTGATATTAACTCAGAAGGTTCATTAGTATCTGGCGGTGTAGGTAGTGCAACAGGTCTGAACGCTGCAGGATCATCTGTAGGTTCACAACTTGGTAACACTGCTACTGCTGGCTTCGGTGTAACAACTGGAGATAACGCAGTCAATCCAACTGGCAACGCAGGAGGTATTCTACGTCCTGAACAAGCACAACGTTTCATTGATTACGTCTGGGATGCAACTGTCCTCGCTAAAGATGGCCGTCGTGTCACCATGAGAGCAAACACCATGGAAATTGAAAAAGTCAACGTCGGAGAGCGTGTACTTCGTGCAGCATCACAAGGCTCACCAAACTACACAAACACTGGCGCAAGATTTACAAAGGTTGAACTAACAACAAAAAAGATTCGTCTTGATTGGGAAGTAACAACTGAAGCACTTGAAGACAATATTGAAGGCGGAGCATTGGAAGATCGTCTAGTACGATTAATGACCAACGCATTCGGTAACGATATTGAAGATCTTGCTATTAACGGTGATGGAGCAACAGGAGACTTCTTGTCCATCATGTCTGGTTTCGTAAAGCAAACTCGTGGAACAGTAGGAAATGCTGCTCACGAATATGCTGCAACAGTATCAGACAACAACTTCACAACATCAGTAATGCAAGGTTTGCTATTAGCAATGCCTCGTAAATACCGTGCACTTAAGAGCAATCTTAAGTTCTATGCAGGTACTGATGCTTTTGCTGGTATTGTTCGTAACAACGGTACATTAGCAGATGCTATCTCAGCAGCGTTCTCTGATCGCACTGGTAGCACTCAAGCAATGCGCCAAGATTACATGGATGGTAATGCACAAACATTTGGTAATGCACGTACAACTCGTGTACTAGGTGTAGATGTATTAGAAGTTCCTTATTACCCAGCAGGATATGTTGATTTAACATTCCCTGCTAACCGTGTATGGGGTTTCCAAAGAGACATCACTGTAAACCGTGAATACAAGCCAAAGAAAGACACAATTGAATACACAGTATTCGTACGATTTGGTCTTGCTTGGGAAGAACTAGATGCAGTCGCATATGTTGACTCAGATAGTGCTGATTCCTAAAATATAATCATCACGTACTAGGGAGGACGGCATAATAACCGTCCTCCTTATTGTCATTCTGATGGTATAATTACAAGTGAACACGGGAGAAAAAAAATGAATCTAACAATGGATCAATTAAAAGATAAAACAGTAATGGCACTAAAAGCATACGCAAAGAAAAATAACATAGAGTTGTTTGAAGCAAACACAAAACTTGAAATTTTAGAAATTTTGGCTAGTTGGATTCCGCCAGAAAAAACAGAAGAGACTGTAGAAGAAGCAGATAAGGCTAAAAATCTAACAAATAAAATAGCACTATATTCAGATAGAAATATTCATATGGATAACTTAGGTTCACTAAAGGTGGGGTATAACATAGTTTCAAAGGAGGCATCGGAAAAGTGGCTCACTCACAGGCTAGTGCGTATAGCACCACCTGAAGAAGTAGCATCTTATTACGCTAAAGCATAATGTCAACAATTCTTCGCCTACCACCATATCCAATAACTGTTAAATACACAGTTCCAGATGCTAATGCTAAATATGTCATAGTGATTGAAGACGTTGCAGAACAGTCAGAAGTTGTTGCTTACAGAACATCAAACGCTAGCAAAGAAGTTACTTATGTTTTAGATGATGATTTTATTAAATATGATAAGTCATACGCTTTAACAATTCATGAAGACTTAGAGGAAAGTGGTATCGTTTTAGCAGATCGTGGAGACATTGTTGTTGAAGATAATTTAGAAGTAAAACGTCCATACGTAAGTCCTACACTCTTAGCAGCAGCAAATAATCAAACATCTGCAACAGAAATTGCAAAATATACAGAATATGAAAATTTAGCAAGATCAATTATTGATTCAATAACTGGTGGATTTTATTATGAACGTGAATTTTTTGAAATTGTTGGGCAAGAAGTAGATTATATTCCGCTTTGGAAAAGGGTGCATAAAATATTGAAGGTATATGAAAATACTGTATTGGTATATAACGTATACGATGAAGAAGGTCCAGCATTAACAGATTATACATATGTAATTACTAAAGATAAGACTGCTATTACAAAAGATCCAAATCAAGCAGAAGGCGCTATAAACAGAGCAGAAAGACGTCCAGCAAGAATTCCAATTGGTTCATCAGATTCTTTTTCTCTTTTTGATACAGAAGATAGCGGAAACACAATGACTGTAACTCCTGGAGTTGCATTTCCAACAGGAATAGATCTTATATTATTATTAGAAACAGGGTATAAAGTAGTGCCTATTGATATTCAAGATGCTACAAAGTTATTAGTAGAAGACATTAGATGTGGCAAATTAGATTATTACAAGAGATATATTAGCAACTACAGCACTGATCAATTTAAAATTCAATATGACAAGAGAATGATTGAGGGTACTGGAAATATTATTGTAGACAAGATTTTGTCTAAATATGTTAATAATATTGTTCGTCCTGGAGTGTTGTAATGGAAGTATGTGAAGTAACAGACTTTCTGTATCCAATGAAGGCTGATATTTACTTTCCTATTCTTGCACAAGGTGGTTATGGTCAACCTACAAAAGACTGGGTATACGATAGAACAATTACTTGTAACGCTACCTCTGTAGGGGGATTAGGCTCAGAAGATATTAAGCCAGATAATTTTTTAAAGTATGAAAATAAACTTATTGCAAGAACAAAAGAAGACCCAAGACTTTCTTCAAATAACGCAAACAATGCAACCACAAACATACTTATAACTAACATTAGAGACGCATCCGATAGCATTATTTACAAAGAAACAGCAGGCGCAAGATCAGGCAAAGGAACAATATACGAAGTAGCAACAGTTGAACCTTTTACTGGTCCATTTGGATATACAGAGTATTATAAAATGTTGTGGCGCAGGGCTGAAAATCAGACTGTAGGTGACTAGTGATAGCAAGAACAAGCACCACATCCTTTACTAAACAAATGAATAATATTGTTAATTATTCCCTTGGATTTTTAGAAGGTGTTAATCGTGGTAAAAAAATATTTTTTGATAAATTAGGGGTAGGAACTATTCAAGCACTAGCGCAATATATTGATGTTCAGGCCAGAGCAAATCCAAAAGCATTACATCATGTTTATGAATGGAATCAAACTGGTAGTCCAAGTGCAAGACTATTTAATTTAGGTTATACCGTTAGTAATTTAGGGCTTTCCGTAAATTCTACATTTAGACAATCAAGAAGTGTTTCTGAAAATATGACTACTCCATTTTATAATAAAGCAAAAATTATGGAAGAAGGTATTCCAGTAACAATCACTCCAACAAAATCTAAGGTATTAAAGTTTAACGGACCTAATGGAGAAGTTTTTACAAGCAAACCAATTAAAGTTGAAAATCCAGGAGGAGATTCTGTGGTTGGTGGTTTTGAATCTGTGTTTGATGAGTTTATGACTAGGTATTTTAAACAATCTTTTTTAAAAGCCTCTGGAGTTTACGATTACATTAAAAGACCAACACTGTATAAGAAAAACTTTAAGGCTGGTTCAAAAGCAGGTAGAAGTAAGGGAATTGACACTGGGTTTAAATGGATAACTAATGCAACAATTGGGGTAGAATAAGACTATGACTATATTAACTGATACAGGATTTCCACCAACATTTTTAAATAGATATGTTTTATCTGAATTGGCTCATTACGAACTTATAGCAGATTCAGATCTAGTAACCCCAAGCCCTATGATCCCAGCACAGTTTCCGACTAACATTGAAGATCTATATAATGACAGCATTCAAATTAGGCAGACAGAAAGCCCTATTTTAATTGTTTATGATAGGTTGATGAGGTTTAGACCTACCCCCTTTTATTTACGAAAAAGAGAGCAATTAATATACTTTATTTATTCTACAGATGTTGGCAAGTTAATAGACTCTGTTCGTGTTATATCAAACGCTCTTGATCGTGAAGACTCATCAGCGGAAGACGTAAATACTTATAATATTAATAACCCTATATTAGATGCCAATGCAAATATTTCTGTACCTTTTAATGTTATGTTTCATAGCACAAGGGTATACCAAGCAGATGAAAGCAGAGACGTTGCAGAACTAGCCTCAGCCAGAACCCTTTTTGTAAACAAGTTGATTATTGAATACGACTATCACGTTTCGGTTGATTCAGACTCTAGATACACATAAAAAGCGGTATAATTGCTTTTAGAGGAAACACGCCATACAACTTAATAAATACTTTATGAAAGAGGTGAATAAATATGCCATATAGCCGTGGTACGTCAAATAACATTATCGTAGGTGCAGCAGCATTCTTCGTAAATGATACAACTTTGACTCCAGCAACTTTAGCGTCATCAGCAGTGATTGATTCAAGTGAGTCTTACAAGGAAACACTTACATCAGCCGCTACTTATACCAACGTGGGTTACACCATGAATGGTTTAGAATTACAGTTCCAACCAGACTTCGGTGAAGTTCAGGTAGATCAAATTCTTGACGTTGCAAGACTATACAAGCAAGGTATGCAAGTTAATCTTGTTACCGCTTTTGCTGAAGCAACTTTAG